TTCAGCTTCAGCTTCTTCAGCTTCAGCTTCTTCAATAATTGTTGGCAATTGTGTAAAATAATTAAATGCTGTAAATAATACCGATTTATATTTTTCAACTTCTTTTCGTTTTTCTGCTGATAATTTTTTATTTCTTGCGATTCTTTCTTGGTTTGCTACCATACGTTGAGCTACTTGATGAATTCTTCTGTTTGTTTCAGGTATATCTAAGTATAATTTATATCCACGTGTAAGTGCAACCATTCCTTGTACAATATTATTTGATGATGCTTCTAATTTTAGTGCACAGTAACTTCGTAATAAATCTAAAAATACTTTTGATTGTGTTTTTGTAAATGATTCAAAAGCTGTAACACCAACATCTCCTAAAGCTTCAGCTAAATCAGCAAGTGAAGATATAGTTTTATGATATGTACATAAATAATCACCACAGTTTTGTATATATTGCATAAATAAATGTGTATCAACAGGTAAATACATTCCAACATAATCTGCAACTAATATAAAATTATTACGAACATTCATATAGAAATCACGTGATCTACGTCCAAATGCGCTTGATGATTGACTTGCAGTTGTTTTATTTACAATTGATGGTTGAATTGCAAAACATATATTCACATGTTCTGCATTTGTTGTAAATTGTAATAGATCTTGTCTCAATTCATTCCTATATTCTACAAAATATTGATTCCATTTTGATGTTCCAACAGATTTTGTATGGTCAAGTAAATTATATATCCATTTCTCAAAGGCTTTATCAAGAGCATAGAGAAGTTTAAATAGAGTATCACGACCTGCTACGTTTGCGTACTGTTTCATTAAACAGGTTTCTATATTACCAAAATCTTCAATAACTGAGATAATTCTATAGAACTCTTCTAATTGCACACGCGGTGGGAACTTTTTAAGACGGCTGATGAGTAAAAGCAGAATTTCATAGTTAATCTTAATAAACCCACGATTTTCAGTTTCACTATCTTCAACACCAGAAGGGGCTGTACTACGACGGCTTGTTTCAATAATTAATACCAGATTTTTCACAAACATAAAATCTTCAATTGGCATTGATAGAACACGTTGTCTTGCAGGTATTCCATTAGGGTTTGGGTCATCAAATTGACGTTTTAAGCGTCCCGTTATAATATCTAAACGTGGAAAATCATATCCTGGAAATGGAAGTGTGGGCTCATTTGTCGGAGCTGTAAAAAATGGACGTAATGGTACATTAGGATCTCTTACATACGCCGTAAAACTATGTGGATTTAATGTTGCTGACGCCATTATAATTTATAAATATTAAAAATGTATTAAAATTATCTTTTAATTGGAAAAAATGATTTGTATATCTAGTAAATAGATACTATCTAATAATAACATAAGTATGCCTCTCAAAACTGGTCTAAAGATTATTACTGTTGGCTACCAAATTGGTATGATTGCCAACACATATTATATGTATACTACAATGCAAGAACTTAAAGAAATTAACAAAAAATACACTGTTGAAGTGAGTAAATTGATGTATTCCATTCGTCACCAATAAACAACATATAAAATCCAAAAGTATTACATTTTTGGAATTATTTTGATTTTGATTGTGATTTATTAAATAATGCTACCATACGTTTACTGGTAAATTCTATTTTGTCAGTATCGTATATCCATTTACCTATTTTTTTCAATTTCACTTTATCAAGGTCAATAATATTAATAGGTATTGATTTGCCAATTTGTCGTGGGGTAAGACCAGCATTTTTGAGATTTTCTTCGATTGCTTTTAAATATTCAATACTTGGTGGTATTTCAAACTCAATATCTTGATTTACATATGCCATTGCTGTATATTTTTCACCAGTAAGTGCATCCTCTGGGTACACTGTATCTTGAACATACCAGTCTTCAAGATGTATACCTTCGTATCTATCTAAAAGTGCTATTTCTGATGCATTCATTTTAACAATCATACCATAGACTTTTGATTTATCATCTGGCCATATTGATGCGATTGCACCATTCCAAGATTTTGTATTTGCACTGAATATAAGTGCATATTTTGGAAGTATTGCTGGACGGTATTCCCAGGGACCTTTATGTTTTACACGACGTCGCAATTGTTTTAGTCCATTAGATCCATAACAAAATACCCATTTTTTACGTGGACCCCCACCACCACGAGTTTCCATTTCTACTGATGTGAGAGACGGTGATGAAATAATAGGTCGTGTATCATTTGATTCTAATAAAGTATTTAATGTTCTCATAGATGCACGTGTAATTCTGGACATTTTTTGAATATTATTACTGAGGGTGTATTTAGATGAATCTATATCCATAACATGGCGTTTTACCATTTCAAATACTTGTGGAACAAGAACACTAGTTACTCGTGTGTAATGGTCACTCTCGGGCTGTGATAAATCTGGGTCGTTAGTAATAATATCACCTAATTCTAAGAGAATATCAATTTCAGCAGTATTTAAGTGAATATATGTGTTTTTATTTTTAAGTTCTATAGCTACAATAAATAAATCTGTGAGAAGATCTATAAAGGCTGTGATTTCTTTTGGATCATCCGCACCATGTTTAATGCGAACTTCTATTGTATGAGTTTTGAGTGATTCATTTAAAGTGTTGAGTGTGTTCAAACTACTATAACGGGATGAACTGTGTTTATATTGAGTACGCCAGTCTCGTTTACCAATGTAATTTTGAAAAACACTTGCAATAATCATACGTGATATTTCAATACTTGCTGGATCAGTGTCGACAGTATTTAATACAAAACTATTTAATGGATGGTCTGGATATGCTGAATGACCGGGATATTGATATTTTTTCATAGTCTTACGTAATTCTCTCACATTCTCAAAGACTGATGAGAAGAGAGAAGATGTATTTAAATGGTCTTCAATATTTATAAGATTTATATAAGCTTCTTTTATTTTATCTTTATTATTTTTAAAACGTTTTTTTAATATACTATAAATTGAATTACAGTAGTCATTATTACGGCGCCAATATGGAAGTGAGAGAGCGATCAGTGGTTCAACGAGCATCCAAATAACATATACATTATAGAGTGCCCGAGGATTATCAAATTCATTTTCACAGGATACATGGATATGATTTGATGTAAGTTCATTATTAAAATAAACAAGCTCATTCTCTTTACCACGAAATATATTTAATGCATGTTTTATATACCCATTACTAATTTGTTTACGTGTTATCGGTGGTGAAACAATTTCAATGTTTTGGACAATTTCTTTTTCATACTGTGCTGGCAATAATCTGGTAATGTCTTGTTTAATTAAATCATCTAAATTATGATAGAGTGGTATAAATTCTCTGGGTGGTGGTGGATTACTTTGAACACTGCTATCGTGGGTAATTATCCATTCAGGTTTATCTTCAGAAACGACCGGACATTTTACCCAAGATGAACTGAGTTCATAACGTATATTCACATCGATCGCATTCTCAGCAGTTGCTCGTTCTTGAATACTTTCTTGAACAAATCGACGATATGGTCCTGTTTTTTCCTTATCATATTTACTATTAAATGTATCTTTTGTAAGATCACATTTGTAATTAACAGTAACTCCTTGACTATTTAGCCGCTGTTTTTCAGATTCATACAATGCTTTAATTCGTGGTGAATAGACAAGTGTTTCATATTCTAAACCATATTTAAATTTATCAAATAAATATGTATTTTTTTGAGAAAGTTTGCGTTTTGTTCTAGTTGACGACGCCATCTATATTAAACGTGTAAATAAAAATAATTCATACAATATGGTATCTATTTAAATAGCCATTGGTGCTTTAATTGTTGGATGAGATACATATCCAAGAATAGTAAAATCATCGATTGTTATTTCTGAGAAATCTTTTGTAATTATTGTATCACTTAGTTGAAGTCTTGGGAATGAATATGGAATACGACTAAGTTGTTCATTTACTTGGTCTATATGATTGTTATAAATATGAGTGTCACCCATTGATATAATAAGTTCTTTAGGAGTCATACCTGTTTTTTTTGCCATAATATAAGTTAATACTGAATATGAGAAGATATTATACGGAAGTCCAAGAAATTGATCAACGCTGCGCTGATACATATGACAACTCAAGTGTTTCGCACCGGTTTTATCAATATTTACATAAAATTGCGCACTCACGTGGCAAGGAGGAAGTGCCATTGTATCGAGTGCAGATGGATTCCAAGCAGTGATATACATTCGTCGACTTGTTGGATTTATAAGTAATTCATTGAGAATATAAGCAATTTGATCTACACCTTTGCCAGTATAATCATCTACACATGTACCATATTCGGTACCAAAATGACGCCATTGAAATCCATATCCAGCACCGATATCTCCATCTGGATAATTTGTGAGTCCACGTGAATCAAGAAATTCGCGTGTTGTATTTCCATCCCAAATATTTACACCAACAGCTTTAAGATTATTTGCATTTGTATCTCCACGAAGAAACCAAAGTAATTCATGAATTATTGATTTTGGCCCCATTTTTTTTGTTGTTAAAAGAGGAACCGATGTTGAAATATCAAATCGTAATTGTTCACCAAATAAACTAATAGTTCCAGTACCAGTACGATCATCGCGTTTTTCACCAAAATAGAGTGTCTTCTTCAATAAATTAAGATACCTACCTTCTTGATGAATGGGTTCAGTATCCATTGGCATTTTATTTGATATGTAACTACATGTAAAATATTTATATTGTTAAATCCTTTTAAAGAAACCTTCTATTGTACTATTACTAACATATGCCATTCTATATATTAAATGATATTCGATGGGATATGAATGATATTAAAATTATTGAAAAAAATGAAAAAGGTACTTTACCAATATCAATTGGTATTTCAGTTGATATTAATGATGAAATTTATAATGAAATTTATAGACGAATTGGTTATAAAATAATAAGTGCAAGTATATCAAAATTATAATCATTAATTATTATAGATACTATGGCTACACTGAATAGTATATATCAAACATATGTTACCAACTGTCATACATTACTAAATACGTGTAATAATCAAATAAATACAATTAATAAAATGAATATTTCACATAGTCAAAAAAATATTCAAATATCAAATATTGTAAATTATTTTAATTCACAAATGGCAATTTTACACATCAATTACATAAATGCTGTTAAATTATATAATTTAACGCCAACGCCTGCGCCAGCACCAGCACCAGCACCAGCACCAGCACCAGCACCAGCACCAACGCCTGCGCCAGCACCAACGCCAACGCCTGCGCCAGCACCAACGCCTGCGCCAGCACCAGCACCAGTACCAGCACCAGCACCAACGCCTGCACCAACGCCTGCACCAACGCCTGCACCAACGCCTGCACCAACAGGTACAAAAAAAGCACTCCTTATTGGAACAAATTATCCTAATACTCCGTATACATTAAATGGTTGCGTAAATGACCCAAATGATTTAGCAGCAGTTTTAGTTAACCATGGATTCACATCATCACATATAACATTGTTAACTGATAATACTCCATTAAAACCTACAAAAGTTAATATACTTAATGCAATAACTGTTTTGTTAACTAATGCAGTAGCAGGTGATATATTATTCTTATCATTCAGTGGACACGGTTCGCAAACATATGTAGGTAATGTTGATGAAGAAATGATTGTAAGTTGTGATTTACAATATATTACTGATATTGAACTAAATCCACTTGTTGAAAATAATTTAAAAGCAAACGTATCTCTCTTTGTCTTATTTGATTCATGCCATAGTGGTACTATGTTAGACTTAAAATATCAATATACTGATTATATAAATCAAATAATTTATCCAAATAACAAAGCCACACTAGGAAATTTAGTATATATTAGTGGCTGTAGAGATGATCAAACGAGTGCGGAAGATTTTCTCAATGGAAAATATCAAGGTGCATTAACATATGCATTTATACAAAATTTTGGAAATGCAAACTCTGGAACATATGCAAGTCTTTTAGCTAATATCCGTAGTTTATTACAAAATGATGGATATGACCAAGTTCCACAATTATCTTCTGGTGAACCATTGAATACTGGTGCAGCATTATTTATATTATAAATTAAAAAGTGAAAGTATTTATTATAAATTTGTTTATAATTTACATATAGACAAATGATTAAAAAAGAAAAAGCTGTGAAATATTTTCAATTGGCTGAACATTTTGCGAATCTATTTTCAAAAGACCCCTCTCGAAAAGTAGGAGCACTATGTTTACACCCAGAATCTTTAGCGATCTTATCTCAGGGCTACAATGGATTCGCACGAGGTGTGGATGAAACAAAGGAAGCTCGGTGGGAGCGCCCTGCAAAGTATTCCTATGTGTGTCACGCCGAAGCCAATGCTATTTACAACGCCTGTCGTCATGGAACATCTCTTGATCGCAGTATTGCAGTTGTCACAATGTTCCCTTGTTCAAACTGTGCACGTGCACTTATTCAAGCAGGTATTCGTACCGTTGTCACTCTTAAACCAGATATGAGTGATCCACGATGGGCGGATGAATTTGCCATATCTATTGAAATGTTTCAAGAAGTAGGAATGGTTATGTTATATATTGAAGAAGATTCAACTATATATCACAGTTCAATGGAACATATTCGTCCACCCTCTGGCAATATGGAAGTTTAACAACTTGTGTACTTAATCCTTCCGTTTCATGAAGATCATAACCTTCCCGCTCTACAAATGACATATCATTTATAACATCTGTTTGTGCTTTTTCCGCTTCTGCAATTTCATCAAAAACGCCATGTACAAAAGTGTAGTCACGCATTTTAGAATGCCACATTGACATCACTACATACAATTCTATCATTATTGTATTAAATTAGTATTCATTGTTTTAAATGAAAAATTATATTTCTGTTAATTAGTAATATGAGTAGTAAAATAACAAAATCCAGCCAGCCTTTATGAAAAAGTCAAAACAGCTCATGTAAAAGGTCGTTCAAAAATGAATATGAAGGAATTACAGGAGGCTATCGCGGAAATAGAAAACCAAAGAAAAAATCTTCATCAAGTAAAAAATCATCTTCAAAAAATTTAATCAAAATTCGTTTATTTAAATATATTCACTTGCGAAAGTCTCTTTTGAGATTACACGGACACCCAAGTCATTCGCTTTTTTAATTTTTCCAGTATTATCTGTTGGGTCTGCAGCTACAACCAGAGATGTATTCTTCGAAACAGTACTACCAACTTTTCCACCTACAGTCTCCAGAAGTTCCTCCCATTCCTTATTGCGGAAGCCTGTGAAGACAACTGTCATATTTGCAAGAGACTTCTTTGATGGTCTTGGAGAAGAAGGCGCTGACTGCTGTGAAGTAGATGGAGCTGTGCTTGCTGTTTCGCTTGGCTTCGCTTTTGCAGTTCGCTTCACTTTCTCGAGACGGCAAGGGATTTCCATTTCATCTGCTAATCTAAAGAATTTAGGGAGATTTTCAATAAATGCTGTAGCTCCCTTTTCAGCAATACCTTCAACTTTCATAATATCGACCTTCGATGGAATAGCCCGTTTGTTAATAATATCGGGATACATTTGAAGAATAGGGGTTATCTTGCGACTTCCTAGTCCGCGTCCAAAGATATTAGATGCAGCCATTAAATCAGCACATACAACAGTCTCTCGAACTTTTGCCAGTGATTTTTCGAGTTTCTCTGCACTTATCTTTTGAAAACCTTCAATTCGAAGTATATTTGCTGCAGTAAGATGCATTAATTGTGGAAGTGTTTTCGTTCCAGCTGCGTACAATTTTGCAATAGTTCCTGGACCTAAATATGGAATATCCAACTTGCTTGCAAAGCCTTCAAGTGTTTTGATTTGAATTTCCTTATTATCTACGTGGTCTTTTACAACAATATCTACATGAGTATCAGTCCACTCATATGGAATATCTTCTGGGAAGGCTCCATGTCCACTTGATGCAGGGGTGGTTGTACGGACGATATATGGTATGACATCGCCACTACGAATAATTACAATTCGTGCACCTGGTCCAATCTTATTTATTTCAATATATGCAGCGTTAAATCCAGTAGCACGCTGAATTTTAACACCACCAATAGTTACAGTGGGGAAACGCACAACTGGTTTAATAAGACCATGCTTGCTGACAGTCCATTCTACGCTACTGACAGTGACCTCCGCCTCTTGTTGAGTATGGACAGACTTGAATGCGAATGCATATTTAGGATTTTTCCCTTTAATAACTTTGTGTTCGATATCTTGATAAACGACTATACCATCTATCTCATATGGAGACTGGTTACGGCGTTCGGTAAGCATTGCTGAAAGTGCATCAAGTGCGATTTGATAGGGGGTCTCAATCAAATTATGATGTACAACTTTGAATCCAGCTTCCTGCATATATGCGAGTCCATCACTCGGGGACATCTTTGGATGAATGAGCTCGTAAACTACGAAATCGATTTTAGACGCGATATCCTTGTCAGGAGTACTTGTATGCAGGGTGCCGGCAACAACATTGCGAGCATTTGACCCCTTCTCTTTAATTTTATCCCAGTTTCTCTTGGAAATTATGAGTTCACCGCGAACCGCGCAAGTTTCTTTAACTGTGGGAATTTTTATGTATTTTAGAATACTACTGAGGTCTTGACCAAATTCACCATCACCTCGGGAATACATTATGGATGAACCTGCCCCGGGATTAATCACCAGAAGACCAGAATTTCCGTCAAGTTTGTCAGAAATAACGTATGGACCATCATATGTTTTACGCCATTTCTCAATGGTTTTGGCATCATCTTTAATTTTATCAAGGGACCCCATCCAATATGGAATTTTTACCTTATCACCTTCTATTGGAGCTCCAATTGTAGAAAGTGTTGGATGATTTGGCGCGATTTCTTCAAGGCGCTCTCTCGAAATATCAAATATGGCATCGCTGATAACTGGTTTACCCTTATTATAATATTGGTCAGATGCCAATTGAAGAACAGCTGCAAGGTCATCTACACTTAGTTTTTCAAGAGTTTTTGTTGCATTCTTATTAAGAGCTTCAAGAATTTCCATTGATGATTGCGGCATAGTTCTTTATTTTATAAGAATTATTTAAAAAGAATTCAAATTTTAAAATTTTTACATATTTAAATATACTTTCTTGCCTAAACGGAGGACATATTTGCCTCCACGAGGACCGAGACGTACTTTGTATTTACCTCCACCAAGTTCTATTTCTCCACCATCTTGATTGTTGTTATCTTTCTTGTCTTTTTTACCACCCATTTGTTGAGGCATGACTGGGTTTTGTGGGGCATCATCGCCACCGTAATGTCTTCTTGCTCCCATGCCACCCATTTGTTGAGGCATGACTGGGTTTTGTGGGGCATCATCGCCACCGTAATGTCTTCTTGCTCCCATGCCACCCACTGGTTCATTGTTATCTTTCTTGTCTTTTTTGCCACCCATTTGTTGAGGCATGACTGAGTTTTTTGGGGCATCATCACCACCATGATATTTGCTTTTACCACCATTCATTGGAGCATTTTTATTTTTGTTGTCTTTGTTGTCTTTGTTGTCTTTGTTGTCTTTGTTGTTAACCATTTTATTATTTCTATTATTTGCGGATATTTTTTTACCACCAAAATTTTGTCTTGGTCGGCATTCATATGGACATGAAGGAAGTGGTTCAGGCGTTCTAGATACTGGTGGTGAATAAATTTGGCGTTGTCCTAATTGAGCTAAAGTTCTATTTGCATCTTCTACAGTTTGTCTTTGTCTTTCAGGTGACGCAGTTCTTATACTCCAATCTCTTCGGGCCGCATCTAAATCCCTTTGTTGTTTTGCTTTATTTTGATCTTCTTGCCATCGTTGTGTACTAGCAAAATCAAATGGATCATCATTACTACCTCGACCTTTTTGAGTATTTATTTTATTCTTTTTGCCACCTGTAAAAACATTTGGTGTATAGCAATTTCCAGTTCCACCCATTGGTACTTTATTTACACCTAATTCAAAGGGAAATTTATTCATTACTACTAATATAATCGATTTTAATAGTCTTGTGCGATAAAAATAGCGATTTAAGAAAGTTTTTATAAAATAAGGGAAAGAATGGGTAATAATGGATCAAGATCTTATGATGCATATTATGAATCATTAAAAAATCAAAAGAAAACTACTGGAAGTAATAATGCATTAGATGTTGATCCGTATGAAGTTTTTGGACTTTCAAAAGATTTTGAATGGGATGACCTTAAAAACGCATATAAACGTCTTGCAAAACTTGTTCATCCTGATAAAGGTGGAAGTGAAGAAATCTTTAACAAAGTAACTGATTGTTTTAAAGCACTTGCATATGAATATAAAATGCGCAAAAGTGACCGCCCTCATCATGAATTAAAAAAAGAATCCCAAGAATATAATTCAAAAAATTCAGAAAGAGGTGACATTAGTCGTTTTGCATCAAAAGACCATGATGAAAGTGGTATGAGTTTTACTGAAAGATTTAATAAAACATTTGATGAAAATAAATTAGAAGAAGATGATAATTCAAAAGGCTATGCACATATGATGGCAAAATCATCAAAAACTCGTGAAGATTTATCAGTTCCAACATATATTAAACCTGGGAAAAAATTAGATATGGCAGCATTTAATAAGACATTTGATACAGTTACCTTACCTAAATCAAGTGAAATTGTAAAATATAAAGAACCGGAAGCATTACCTCTTGCACGTAGAATGCAATATAGTGAACTTGGTGAAACAGTAGATGATTTTACAAGTAGTTCTACTTCGCGAGATTCTCGTGGATTACAATATACTGATTATAAAAAAGCCTATGAAACAGGACGTCTTGTAGATCCACGTTCAGTTGATGAAAGAAAACAATTTAAAACAGTTGGTGAATATGAATCAATGCGTGAACGCGTTCTTGGTACTGCTGAAACTGAAGAAGAATTACAATATAAAGCTAAAAAAGAAAAAGATGCTGCACGTGCTGAAGAAGCACGATTACGAAGACTGTCCGAAAGAGACCGCATTATTGAAGAACATCACAATAAAGTAAATCGTTTATTAGTTAAAAATACAACTAACTAAAAAAGTTCATTTGACCATTCCTTTGTATAACTATCTTTGTAACATTTATAAATTCGATAAATACTGTCCGTTTCTTCTGGTGTACATAATTGAGTAGTAAGCCATATATTTTTAAGTAATTCTAATTCTTCAGTAGAAAATTCATTAAAACGCTTGGCAGATATACCTAAAATAGAATAAGATTGCTTATCAATAGATAGTTTAAAAATATCAAGCCATCTTTCTTTATCATTTGCTTCTGTAAAACATAATCGCTGTGTTGTTTGAATATATTCATCTTGTAAATTATTATATTTCAAATAAGCTGCATAAAGTGCAAATTCAGCGAAAGTATTTTGTCCATTTAAATAAAAATCAAGATTAATAGTTTTATCAATACTTTCACACACTGAATGTATAAATATAACTGGAGTTAATAATGTTTGAAATGGAGGCACATTCTTTTCTTCATTTTTATAATAATGAACAAATCTATCCGTAATATTATTTTTATTATTTTCAAATACATTTAATGTATTTATTATATATATTCTCATAAAATGTTCTTTGTAATCTTCTATTACTTGTAATGGTTTACCATCTTTAAAAAAATAGCTTTCTGATATTGGTTTTATAAAATGATTTTTTGAATCAAGAACTATATAATATTTTGATGTAGCTACTTTATAGGCGCGTAATTTTAATATTTGTTGTGGGAACCATCCATAATTATATTCTGGATTAGAGTGGGAGTATATTTCTGTACTATGAATAATTTTAACTTTTTTAGCAAGATGTTTATATTCTGGAAGTATATATGTTTTTAAAAGGTTAAATTTTTCAATTGATATATCATTACAAATAATAATTATGGAATTTATGAATGACTCAGGTACATACAATACAATTGAACGTGCTTGAAGTTTTAGTAAATTAAAATCTCTTGAAAATGTTACTGTTACAAAATCGACATTCATTATATAGCTAAATTGTATTCTAATTTATACTGTATTATTCTTTATATTTGTTATATTTGTTATTTATAATGGATACTATTTCAATTACAATTGGTATCATATTGATGGATAAAACTACCACATGCAAAAGAATGTATAAAGAATTTACTCGTGTTTTTAATAAAATTCGTAAAAATGATAAATATATAATTAATGATTTCTATATACGATATGATGAACCAAATATTATTGAATTTATTAAATCTCACCAGTGTGATTCGATAATTATATCTGGTTCTGAAGAACGAATATGTAATAAAAATAGTCCTGATTTACCTCTCAGTGTTTTAAAAATGGGCTTACCTATTTTAGCTTTATGTTATGGATATGAATGGATTGTTACAAAATTAGGTGGAAAAGTAGCTACTTTTAAAGATGCACAAAAACATTCATATCGTAAATTTATAGAATTTAAAGTACCTTTTAAATTATCTAAAAAATCATACGCCTTTTGTCATCACGAATATATTAGTACATTACCATATAGTGAAGGATGGCAAGAAATTTATCGAAATGAAGATGAAATATGGATTGCTGTACATTCAAAAAAAAACTGGCTATGTTTGCAATTTCATCCAGAAGTATCTATATTATCTGGTGAAGCTTTCTATACTGCGTGGATTAATTGGCTTAAGGATTCAGCTATTTTAAAAATTCATAGATTCAAAGATTCAAAAAATGACTTATAAATTATATGAAGAATTAGGTGTCTCTAAAAATGCATCAATTGATGATATTAAAAAAGCATATCGCCGTGCTGCAATGCAACATCATCCTGATAAAGGTGGTGATGAAAAAAAATTTAAAGCCATATCTAATGCATATGAAGTTTTAAGTGATGAAGCGAAACGTAATCAATATGATCAACTTGGAGATGAAAATTTTCAAAATGCAATGAATGGTAGTGGTGGGGGTGGTGGATTTCCAGGTGGAATGAATCCACATGATATATTTGCGCAAATGTTTGCTGGTATGGGTGGCGGTATGCATTTTGATATGGGTGGAGGGTTTCCTTTTGGAGGTGGACCATCACGTCAAAAAAAACGACAAGACCATTCACATACAATTCGCATTTCACTTCAAGATGCTTACCAAGGTATACATAAAACTATTCAAATTAATTTACAAAAAATATGTGTTTCATGCAAAGAAACATGTCCTGCATGTCAAGGTCGTGGACAAATTACAAATATGGTTCGTGCAGGTCCATTCACACAAGTTATTCAACAACCCTGTGGAGCTTGTCAATCAACTGGAACAATTACAAAAGGGAGATCATCCTGTTCAGAATGCAAAGGTACAACAACATATATTGAAGAAAAACGCCTTGAAATTGATATATTACCAGGTGTAATGAATGGAAAACAAATTAAAATTGAAGGTGCTGGAGAACAACGACAATCTAACGATGAAACTTCAGGTGATTTAATTCTACAAATACAAATTACTGAAAATTCTCAATTTATTCGTAATGGAAATGATTTGAATTATGTTTCAAAAATAACTTTTAAAGAATCAATTATTGGCAAAGTTTTTACTATTGATCACTTTTCAGGACCAATTGAAGTGAATACTACTGATTTTGGCATTATTCAAGTTGCTAAAAAATATGAAATTTCAGCAAAAGGTATGCCAATTGAGGGAAGCAAATCTCGTTTTGGTAATTTAATTATTCAATTTGATATTGTATATCCAGTAAAACCACTGGATAGTGTTACAATTGGTCTTTTAGAAGCTGCTTTCAATGCAATTAATTTGTAGGTAAAAAATATGATGTGTCAATATTTGGATCATTTAATACATTATTTGAAATGGATGCAGTATTCATAAATTTAACTAAACCAGGATATCCATTAAAATATATATTTGGTGATGCACTTAATAAAGGAGTATCGCAGGAACATTGTTTCTTTACAATTGATATTGAGTTATTCATCATATCATATACTGGAATAGTTAAATTATGTATAGCTGGACCTTGATTACAAGCACATTCAACTCCTGTTTGTTTTGATGATAAATTATAGTCAATTCTATATATGGGTTTATTTTGAGAATTTGAAGCAGTTACACTTTGCATTCCAGATTTGATTGAATGATTATTTTTATAACATCTTGAATTTGCAATTAATTTATTTTCAACTAAATTGTATTGAAATATTTGGATGACCCAATATGTAAGAAAGACTGCTAATAAAAATATTAAAAATTCATGCCAACTTTCTGGCATCCACCATTCTAATGAAGATATATCTCCTGGACTAACTCCTCCTTTCATGTATACATTTAAACTACTTCGTCCATTTTTTCTTGCCATTGAATTGAATCCTTAATAGTTATGAAGATAAAAGATTTTACACATATTTGTTTATCATATATGCCATTGATGATTGTAATTTATTTACTTTACACTGTGTTCTAGCAAATTGATTTTGCACTTTTATATAATTTATTTGTTCTGGGTCTATAATATCTGGTGTAAGTTGAGTTGTATTTTGCGCAATACACATTTGATATTTATCATCCATTTCACGTTGTTCATCTGTTAATAGAGGTGCATCATTTACTTCAGGTTTTGGATGTTCATAGTCATTATATGGTTTTCCAACTTTATCTGTTCCGGTAAGTTTTATTGTTTTTGGAAGTTGAATACTCGAATTTATTTTATTAATCATTGGAGTTATACCAAGTACTTCATCAGTTGTTTCTGCAGCAAATGTAAAATTACTTTCAATAAAGGCTGCAAGTGCCTGGCCTAATCGCGTAAATCGTTTTGATAAAGAGTCTGGACTAAATATAATACCAATAATTGCATCAAATAATGCAAAAATTCCTGCTCGTTTTAATTCTGGAAAAGGTGTTGTTCGATCAATAATTTTACAAATAATTTTACCAAAAAGCGGAATTCTACATACTGTCTTTTTAATTGCTGTATATACTGCCCATAAAACTAAAAAGACTGCAATAATAAATGGCATGATTTGTAAACCTGCGCCGATGAAAGCATTCCATGCACCCTCCCACAATGGTGCAGGTGGTAATGCGTGAAAGAAAACTTTTAAATGTGGTAATACTGTCCATCGAATAATAAGAATAAAGGTGAATATAATTATAAAAGCAATACAAAGACGTATTATACGAAATAAGTTCATTCTTTATTAATCTATGGACTGAGCCCCTATATTTTATTCAAGATGTTTTTACTTTAATAAATAATCTTTTGGTGTTAAAACATAAAGTGTATCACATGTATTTATTGGATTAAGTGCAATTAAACATAATACAGCTACACGTGTTTTCATAAGCTTATTATAGAATTCATTATTATTATCGCATGTATCTATTTTTTCTTTTATAGTAATAAAATCTTTATAAATATCATTGAATAATTTATCAACTGTTTCAATAATATCCAATTCTAGTGCCATTATATATTATAATGCACTCGTTGAATCAATATAAATTTAAATATGAGTTTTAATCAATTTTTACACAATAATTAATTAAATTTTTACAGAATTTTATTTAGAGACGACATAAAAAATGAATGCTGTGTTTAAAAATACTTTAATTAAGTATATTATAAACCATGCCGCCAATTGTTAAAAAACCATGTGTAAATAATTCTCAATTTTCATATTCTGGAAAAGAACTATCGCCTCTCGGGAATGGATATTCTGCTGATGCTGAACAAGTTGGTACTATTATGGAAGGTCGCGACAAATCAATGTGGATGATTGGTATTAAAAATGGTGTGAAAGTTTGGAATCGTGTCCCAACTGATTTATCAAAAGATGTATCTATTCTTGCTGATTTGACTCCACATGACATGAAAAAAGCAGATAAAGCTCCTACAAAGAAAAAAACACCTGCGAAGAAGAAAGAGCCAAAGAAGGCAGTGAAACTAGTTAGTGCTGTTTCTGAAAGCGAAGTGGAAGTTGATGCAGATATTGAAGCTGATGAGGATGTTGTTGTTGTTGATGAGAAAATTGAACCTAAGAAAAAGGCACCAGTTAAGAAAAAAGCAGCAGATGTAAAAAAAGATGATCCTGATATTAAGAATGATAATGAAGAGGATGATACTAAGGAAGTACCAAAGAAGGGCAAGAAAGTTAAAGATACTACAGCTGTTAAAGAAAAACCTAAACGTCAACCAACAGATTTTAATAACTTTATGAGTTATCAAATTAAAATTATTGGTGAGGAGAATCCTGAAATGTCACACAAAGAAAAATTTGCAAAAGTCGCTTCTCTATGGAAAAGTATGGATGAAGACGCACGTAAAGTTATTCTTAATAAAGCAAAGAAAACTGGAAGAGATGACACAAGTGACTAATCAATAATATTCTTATCTGGTAATAGGGTTACGCATATGAAATTTGAATATAAACCTGCGTATAAAAATAATACAAAAGATTATTATACAATTTTTGTAACTTTAGATAAAAAAGATGCATTTGATTCACATCATGAAGGATATCATTTACATTCAAAAAAATTAGTGAGTGATTTAAAAAAATTAATGGTACGTTTATATGCAACACTAGAAACAATAAGTGCTAAACATTTTATTTTACATTTATCACAAACAATTATTGATTTAGAAGATATTCATATGATGCAACACATTATATGGAAATTTTTAAAAAAATTTTTACCTTGGGAACATGGACCTGAAACAACTATAATTATAACTCATGAAGACAAAAAAGAAGATGCACCTCTTAAAGAATTTATTACATTATGTGAGAATATACGTGATGCAAGATTATTAGCTATGGCCCCTGCAAATTTAGCCTATCCTGCGCTTTTAGTAAAACATTTCAAAACTCTATTTTCAAAAATACCGCGAACTCATGTAAAAGTTATTAATCATATTGGTCTTAAAAAACAAGGTTTAAATCTTATTTTAGCTATTGGAGATAGTGCTGTTAATAAACCAGAATTACTTATTGTTGAACGGAAACCAAAATCAGTGACTGCACATACTAAAAAAATATGTATTGTTGGAAAGGGAATTACTTTTGATACTGGTGGCTTAAGTGTGAAAGGAATACGTGATATGATAGACATGAAATTTGATAAAACTGGTGCAGTATATGGCGGATATTCACTTATTCATTTATTAGAAGATAAAGACTTTGACCATATACATTTTATTGGTATTTTTCCATATGCTGAAAATGCACTTTCTGGTCGCGCAGTTCATCCAGGTGATGTTATTAAATCATATATTGGAAAAACGGTTGAAATAACAGATCCAGATGCAGAAGGGCGTCTTGTTCTTGCAGATGCATTTGGATATGCACACAAATATAAGCCAGATTTAATTGTAGATATAGCTACATTGACAGGACATGCTGAAGGTATTAATTGTTGGCATAATGGCTATTACTATGCTATTCCAGAAAGATTGAAAATAGCTGTTGAAAAACTATCATATGCTATTGGAGATCCAATGTTACCTATGCCAACATGGGATGATCATGATGATATTTTAGAGAGTGATGTTGCAGATTTAGTAAATGACCCACGTAATTGTAGTGATGCATTTACTGCAACATTATTTATGAAACAATTTATCCCTTCTGGTACCGAATGGCTTCATATTGATTTATCACACGAATTTGATGAACATGTGCCCCGTGGAAATGGTATTCGTACTATAATTGAAACTGTTCGCTGGTGGGTAGATGATCACATAAATGTCATATAATATTTGCTAATAGTGGCTCAAAATCACGTCATATGAAAACATGTCGTCTTTCTGATGGTGTTAAAGAACCATTAGAAAAATATATTGATTTATCAATTGGTCAAACAATGTGTACTGTATGTAATACAAATACAATATCGCAATTTAGTTTTCATTGTGGGCATGTTATTGCAGAGAAAAAGAGGGTACATGTGATATTAATAATGTAAGACCTATATGTAAATCATGTAACTCATCTATGAAAACAAAAATATTTTAAATCATGACTCAATTGTTAGTTACATTATATTGTTTTATTTTTTCTTGTGACTATAGTATTTATATGGTATATACTCTATAAAGAGACTATTTATTAGGTACTTTATATATATACTATATACTTAAATATATACTTAATTTTATAAATTTAAAATATATATATATAAATATTAATAATTAATAATACTGTAATAAAAAAGAGTTTAAAGAGTTAATAATAATATACTGTACTAGTATAGATAAGAGTTTACCGAGCTATGAAACTTCACAAATGTTTACTATGTGCTTATATGAGCGATAAAATATCTAATTATAAACGGCATATGACTGCAAAACATTCTGTAGAAAAAACACAATGTCAGGAAATACTACCTCTAAGTCAGGAAATACTACCTCTAAGTCAGGAAATACTACCTCTAAGTCAGGAAATACTACCTCTAAGTCAGGAAATACTACCTCTAAGTCAGGAAATACTACCAGTTGATGCCGGAAATCCTACCATTGAAAATAACACTTGTTTTGATAAGAAAAAATGTGATAAATGCTATAAATTATTAGCATCACAAAAAACATTACAAGCTCATATAAAATTATGTAAAGGTATATCTAACCCATTTGAATGTACTAAATGTCATATAATACTTGCAAATAGTGGTTCAAAATCACGACATATTAAAATCTGCAAGGGACTACCATTAATTATACCTGACAATGTAGCTACAACGACTTCGCAAGTAGCATATACTATTAATAATAACACTGTTAATAATATAACCAATCCAAATTATAATATTAACATCATAACATATAACAATGAAAATATTTTATTTAATTCAGAAGGTATTTGTACAAAAGACCTTAAAAATATCTTTAATGGTGCAAATAAACAAATGATTGAAGCGATTGTTCAATATGGTAATAAATTATTAGAACAACCAGAAAATAGATGTGTACGAAAAAAACATATTACATCAAGTTATTGTGAAACATATGCTGGTGATGGTAAATGGGAGACGAGACCTGATACGAATGTTATTAATAGATTCTCACAAGATATAGCAATTTCTGCAAACGACCGTCTATATGACCATCCTACAATTGGTACCAAAAAAGTACGTGATGAAATAGCTGAACTTGCTTCATTTCCAGATGATGTTCATTCAAAAGCAATCAATTTACGACGAGAGATACGTGCGATGCTTGTTAACACTTCTTCTTCAAATGATAGTAATAAAAATTAATTTAATAAACTTTGATGTGATTCGTGATCAATTGTAACAAAAATAATTTGCGCGTAATTATTTTTTATTTGCTTGATGGATGAGTAGCGTCGTATGATAATTAAATGATGATTCGTATAAAAGTAAAAGCTGGGCTACGCGACTTTCATATCCTAGTTTTTTCATAAAGCCACCTACATTACCTTTATTTTCACGATACCAAAGTACTGCTTCAATTTCTTTGATAGGTATATTAATGCGGTCATTATAATATTCCATATTATGAAGTTGTGGATTTATAAATAAATCATTTTTAAGATGTTCAATCCATTCTAGAAGGTCTTCATTTGAAGCCATTATACTATGCACTTATATTACCAAGTTATCATTATCAGTTATAATGATGAAGGAATAATGGATATGAAAGATATTCGACATATTTTGAAGGCACACTTTAGTGGTGGTGTGAAATTATACAAGATACCCATAAGAAGTTTATTGCATAAGATAATATAGAACGAAAGATTCTATATGAATATCTTTTCGTAGCAAAAAAATGACTTAATTTTTTATATTTATGATAGTCCAGGAGAAGAGGCTAATAGTCTCTGCAGTGTAAACTGTGCGTCTTTTAATTCATGATTTGTAATCAAATTAATACGGGTTGCTGGCCATGTATCTTCCGGATATGAAGCCATATGTACTCTTGCATATGCAATTTCTAGCTGCAATGTAAGAACATTTTCTTGTGCTAATAATATTGGGTCCTGTGTTCCCGTTTGTTTGTATTGTTCTATGAGTTGGTTGGTTATTATATTGAGTTGTTGTTCAATAGTATGAGCATTTTCTAATAAATCCTGCGCTCCTGGCGAAAGTGGTGGTGCTGGAGATGGTTGTACTTCTGCATAATTTTGTAATACCGTCGGAGATGGTTGTACTTGAGAAGAATGATGTATTTTTGAAAAATTGTGTAGTGGTCTATAAATATGTCACATTCTAAATCCTTCATATTTTAAAATAAATCCTCCTAATATAATTCCAATCAAAATGACAAAGGTAAAGAATAAATATTTTATATTTTTTGTTTTTTTGCCATATCTAAAATATATATATATATATATATAAAAAATGAATTAAGAATGTAGATTTTAATATATTAATATATAATGACTACTATTGAGTTACAATGCAAAAATGATGCAAATTTTCTACTCATTGATACGAGCTATTATATTTTTTACAGATACTTTGCTACTTTGCGTTGGTTTACATTTCAACAGCCAAAAAATGAGGAAACTGGTGAAGTGACTCTAATTGATCACGAGAGTTTACACGAGAATGAAGCATTTACGAATGCATTGAAAAAACATATGAAAGCAGAGTTTGTAAAATTACAGAAAAAATGGAAAGTGCCTTCATCGAATGTTATTTTCTGCAACGATTGTCCTCGCGCTGAAATTTGGCGAATGTCTGATTACACCGAATATAAAGCTGGTCGTGTTCTTGCAAGTAATTTTAACAAAGGTATCTTTCCAATGATTTATCAATTCTTACGTTCAGAAGGCATTTGGTCAGTAGAATTGAATGGTCTAGAAGCAGATGATATGGTCTATATTTTCTCACAAAAAATTCACAGAATGTCTCCTCATTCAAAAATTATTATTATTACAAATGATAATGATTATCTGCAAATGAAAGCACCACATATTGAATTATATAATGTTCAAGGTAAAGGTACTGATTTGTGTACACGTAGTATTGGAGATCCTATGGTAGACTTGTATATGAAAATATGTATGGGAGATAAATCTGATAATATCCCACCTATATGTGCAAAAATGGGTATTACCACTGCTGAAAAAGTAGCACGAATGACACCTGAAGAACGCGATGCCTGGATTGATACAAAAGGAGAAGATTGTCGTGCAAAATTTGAAAATAATAGGCGCCTTATTTCATTTGCAGAGATTCCTACAGATTTAATTACAAAAGTAAATGAAAAATATTTCATTGATCTTATATAAATAAAAATTGATATAAAGCTTGTAATTTTTATAATTATTAATAACTCTTTCTATTAATTAAATTTTTACACAGTCCCATACAAAATAAATGACCGAAAGTCTCACTGAAATTAATACTATTATTCTAGATGAAGATGAAGATATTAAATATTCAACTGAGGATGATATATGGAATATTTTAGATGATTTTCGCGATTTTAATTTAGGGGAACCTCAACGTCGTAATGAAGAAGGAATTCTTAATAAAGATTGCGATAATGGATGTGAAATATGTGCAAGTATTCGTTTAATAATCGATGACGGTGCAAACATATGTCTTGACTGTAAAGCTGTACAAAGTCGCGTTATTGATACTGGAGCTGAGTGGCGTTATTATGGCGCAGATGATTCTCGCGATGGTGATCCTGCACGATGTGGTATGCCTACAAATGATTTACTTCCCAAATCGTCAATTGGTTCTATTATAAGTAGCCGCCGCGGAGATACACGTGATATACGACGAATTCGCATGTATCAAATGTGGAATTCAATGCCTTACTGGGAACGAACACTCTATAATGTCTTTGATAAATTGGCAAATAATACCTCAAGTCATGGTATACCAGCAAAAGTCCTCGACGATGCAAAAGTGCTCTATAAAAAAGCAAGTGAGAAAAAAATAAGTCGTGGTGATAATAAAGAAGGACTCATTGCATCATGTATATACTATGCATGTCTTATGAATAAATTGCCTCGGTCACCAAAAGAAGTGGCGCGTATGTTTCACATTGACCCAAATGTACTCACGAAAGGTAATACTCGCTTTCAAACGTTACTACAGATGAATGTTGATTCATCAACACCTGATGAATATATTGCGCGATTTGGGTCTAAACTCAATATGTCGTATCAAGATATACAAATCTGTAAAAAATTTGCGAAAAAATTGGATGATTTAGAAATCGTCAGTGAAAATTCACCAACATCTGTTGCAGCTGGTGCGCTCTTTTTTTACTGTATGGAACACAATATTGAATTCACAAAAAAACAAATTGCAGATGTATGTGAAGTAAGTGAAGTAACTATAACAAAATGTTATAAAAGATTACAAAAATTTAAGGATATGTTTAAAGAAAGCTAAGTAAGTGATTTATTTAAATATTTTTTGTTTGTAAGATATTTCCAAATATATGATAATCATATAATTGTAATGTAATTCCAAAACACATTGCAAAAAGCCATCCATCATATGAAATATATGGTTCATGATATACTACACGACTTACTGTCATAAATCCAGTTATTAATGTTACAGCTACCATAAGTATAAGTAAAATTTTATCCAAATGTTTAATTTTACGCATAAGTACTCTATCTATTCTACTTGTCTATATTATTTTAAAAAAATGATTTATTATTGTGAATATATTTTATTAACTTGCTTATAAAATGCTCCCAATCACACTTGATGGATTACACGATGATGGTGTATGTGTATATATAGATGAGGCAGGACGTGGATGTTTTGCAGGTCCTGTATGTGCAGCCGCTGTCGTATGGCCACGTGATTATACTCCAGATAATGAAGCTGAAAAAACTCTTCTTGAAATGATTAAAGATAGTAAGAAAGTGAGTGAAAAAAATCGCCCAATTCTTGCTGAATTTATTAAAAAACATGCTACTGCATATGCAATTGGTTGTGTAGATGCAAAAGAGATTGACGAAATAAATATATTACGAGCGACATATAAAGCAATGCATATTGCAATTACTGAACTCAATTTACCTGAAATTAATCATATATTTGTTGATGGAAATAGATTTGCACCTTATATTGGACAAGATTTAGAGTATGTCCCACATACTTGCATAGTCGAAGGTGATAATAAATTACTGCAAATTGCAGCTGCAAGTATATTAGCTAAAACTCATCGCGATACATATATGACAGTTCTTGGAAATAGTACCCCAGAACTGGGTGTATATAAATGGGCTAAAAATAAAGCTTATGGTACAAAAGAACACCGTGATGCTATTAAAACACATGGAATAAGTGAATACCATCGTAAGACTTTCATACATTTTTAATACATTAATTAGAATACTATAATTTTTGTCTTTTATTTACTTCATTTTTTTCAGTTGTTAAACCTAGTTTTTCATCAAATTTTTTATTAATACAAGGTCGACAAAATTCAAAAGGTCCAGTTAGTGTTGTTATATTTGCACATACAACATTTGTTTTTTGACAAATATGACAAAGACCAATATAAAATGAAATAGCTTGTGACATTAAAGTTGTTATTATTAAAAATATGCAGCTATTTCTTAAATTGATTTACTTAATTTCAAATTTTATAAAATTTGAAAGTATCTTATATTTTACATGAATATAAACAGTCTTTGTAGCTACAATGTCAAAAATATATATGTATACTCTTTATTCTGATCTTTTGAAGAGTAATAATCCTATGGAATCTTTTCAAAAACAGCGGCCTCGCGATGCAATTTTACGAAAAGCAATGATTCGAGAAGGTATACCCGACTTTCCATTAGATACCTCCGATGCAAGTATATGGTTTCCATTTCTTCAAGAAAAAACTCGTGAAATCCCAGAATTAAATATTATTCTTATTTATAAAATTTGTGATAAAGAACTAGAGTGTAAAACGATTCGTTCTGGCGGGGTCTATCTATATTCCACAAAAGAAGATGCATTTAATTCAATTACTCAAGAATCTATTGAAAAATATAAAATTTATTCTTATAAAATTGACTCGTAAAAATAAAATCTCATCTTAATATTGAAGAAAGAATTATTGTATTATTTTTTAATATATAAAAGGCTGCGTTGGTAATCGCGCCCTACGGGACTAGCTCACGCGGTCCATAGGGACTTAGTGTGCTAAGGCATATTATGCTGCCCCCCTTTATGTATTTGTTAATAGAACTCCACCTTTATACGTATTTTTAACATTAAAAGTTATACTTCGACTATTGCCAGACGGATTGGTTGCTATTATTGTAATATTTGCTGAAAAATTTTTATTTGCGACGCTATATACTGCTATATAATTATTTCTTTTTGTAGTTAGTAAAATATTATCATTTGGCGAATATGTCCATTTAATGGTCCCTGTTCCACGGGCCTTTTGATATACTATAATACTTCCTCCACCATTTAAAATTACATCCGGATGGGATACTAGTACAGGAGGAGAGATCCTCTGAATTCTAGTATTAGTGACAATAATAGTAAGTTCATTAGATTGAATCTTATTACTATTCATAACGCTAATTTTAATTTTTGTATTTGAAAAAGGTATATTATCAACAATAAAAGTTGCAGAACTATCATTTGTATTAGAAACATCAAGATGAATACCCTTTATCTTGGTACTTGGCCATATTATTAAAGACTTATTTTGTCCATTATTAACATAATTTGTAGTTACTATAAAACTTCCTCCACCGCTAAATGTATATGTAAGGGCGGTACTTGAAATAACGGGCTTTTGATACTTTCCACCATCAATATATTTTCCAGAAAATATTATTTCACCTATTTTTTTTGTAGAATAAACCCAAATTTTGTCACCCATTTCAAAATATCCTTCACAAAAATTACCTCTTTCTGGTAATTTTTTAAAGATGGAGCTAGGTGTTGGGGTTCCATTTTTTATAGCTGCTCTATTTTTTTTATTTGTAAAATATGTCTTAATATCACTATCGGACGTAGTACTATTAAATATACATATATATATATGGTCTTTATAAGGTAGTGATTGACCATTTTTAGCGTAATCACCATATCCACCTGGATAACCTTTAGTAGCAGGAGTTATCGTTTTTTGTAATCTTTGGTATTTATCTCTTTGATTTTTAATAACGCTTATTTGATATCTACCTGCAGTTGTTATTATTATACCCAAATTTGTATTTACTGATGAGCTTACATTTACACTTTGAATTATAGAAGGGGGAGTGGGGGGGGCTAGGGAAAGCGATGGTGGATAGCTAGGTACATGCTGTCCTTCAGGATACCCGCTACCAAGATTATGTATCCAGTTTCTGTGCGGGGATGTTTTTGGAAATGATATTATACCACTATGGCGTATTTCACGACGATGTGTATGTGTTCGTTTATGTCTTGGTTGTCCTCTTATAGTAGTCTTATCTACTGAATTCCTTCCATTGACAAAATTATGTAATTGCCAACCAGGTGTATTGGTAATAGATTGAGGATATTGAGATTTTTCTTCTATGTTTGTATTTAAAAATGGGACTGTAATGTAACCTAAATCAAAATACTCTTGAAATATGGTATCATTATAATCAATCAATTGCCAGATTTCTTTTGTTTTTGAGAAGTTTGCATAAAATTGATAAAGTTTCGCCATCTAAATATATTATATATTAATAAATTACAACTCCGGTAATAAGTAAACTTTAATATTATATACTATTCATTTATAAAGTGCGTTAAAATCTGCAAAAATAAAATCTCACCTTTCTTTTGAAGAAAGATATATAATTTTTGTACTATATAATTGGGCGGGGCGGTAGTTCTCTGATCTTTATATATAATTAAAATCCGTAAAAAATAAAATCTCACCTATATTTTGAGAAAGAAAAAATATTATTTTTCTATATATAAAGTGTTGTGGTGTTAC